ACCGAGTTCCTTCAATTGATCCTCACTCAACTTACCTGTATAATATTCCCACTTCAATTTAAACATCTTTGAGTATTGTGTCTTATATCCCTGAAAGCGTAGACGCTCTTCATGGTAGAAGTTTAAATACTTATTATGTAATTGTGGAATACGCAGAGACTCCTTATCGAGTTCTGTATCATCAAATAACATATCTTGTTTTGCTTGTTGTATTAGTTCATTTAAAGTCATGATGTAAGTATAGCACAAATTATGAACTAGTCAAATTTTCCAGATAATAACCACTGAAACCAAATGATGCTTGACATGTTAATGGAGAAACATCAGAAACATTTGTTTCAAATTGAACTGCACCAAGAGATACTGGGTAACAATCTTTTAAATGAACTGCAAAAAATGGTCTAGATGAACTATTTAAAATTATTAAAGTTGCATCTGAAAAATTATCCGGATACTCTGTGAATCTATTTGCAAAATTTACTGTTGGTGGAATTTTAGTTAACCAATCATGTAATTGTTTCCAGTTTGACATATCTTCACACAATGCAAAAGATATATCAAAATTATCATAGGTTAATCCACCCATAGGTCTTCTTACTGGTGTGGCAAATGGTGTGGGTTGAGTATATTCATTAATTGATATACCAGGTAAATTTGCAGATTGACAAAAATAAATTACATGAGGTATTTTATGAAATACAACACGAAATTTGTTTGCACTTAATGGATTAAGTGTTTGTGGTTCTCTTGCAGTTAATGTTTGTAATACTGGATTTTCCATACAACTATTTATAGAAATGATAAGGGGAGGTCTTTCGACCTCCCCTCTCTCTTAGAAACTAGATCCTATCATGTACCACCGTAACTTGCATCGTTACCGTGTAGGTTATCTACGCGGAACATGCGGTAGTATTGATTTCTTCTGCGTTGTAGGCGTTGAGCGTCTGGAGCAAGGTCTGTTCCAAGGACGAATGGATTGCTTACGATACCGTAACGAGTCTTGAACCCGATCTTTGGTTGGAAGCTTCCAGTATCAACTGCTCTTACCATTTGTAGAGGTACATATGGGCAGTAGAAGATACCTGCGTCGTATGGGCTTGTACCCTTATAACCTACGCAAACATAGTTTACTGAGGTGAATGTCTCAACATGTGAAGGCATTGAGTATGGATCAATGTAAACTTTGATCTTACCACCTGAGATTGTACCTGCGAGTGTGTTACCGTTAACATCTGTGTTCATTGCAGCATTAAATGCTGGGCTGAAGTCTAGAATACCACTCATGGAGAGAGCTGAAGCAACATCTGGGCTTACGATTGCCATGTTTGCACGACCTCTACGAGTCTCTGCACCAATGACATTTGCTTCTCTTTCAATTTGGAATTGTAGACCACGGAACTTCTCAGCACTCCAACGACCGTCTGAGTCCTTCTCTAGATCATATACACCACCCTTGGTTGAACCAAAGATTGGAGTATTCCATGAAGCAAGATCGTTTTGTTGGCAACCGAGTTTAGCAACATCATAAACTAGTCTTACTAGTTCACGGTTGATTTCAAACATGATCTCTGTTGAGAGAATGTTTGCGAGTTCGGTTTCAGCATCAAGACCATGAACTGCCTTGAGATCTTGTGCCATTTCGATTGTGTACTCAGCCTTTAGAGCACGAGTCTTTGCTTCAACTGCTGTCTTCTCGATTGTGAATGACATTTCATTGAAATCGTAACCTGAACCAGAAACACCGAGTCTTTCACCAATGCTTGTTGACATACCACGACCTGGCTCGAAAGCACCGTCTGTGTTACCAGCATCATCAGCAAATAGATCACCCATTGTGCCTACTTGTGAACCACCTTGACCACTGTTGCTCTGTCCTGTTTTTGCTTCACCCATGAAGGCTTCTGTACCATTTCTTAAACCACCAGAAAGGGTGTTTACAGAATCATAACGGCTCTTCATTGCGAAGATGAGTCCGGTTGGTCCGGTCATTGGTTGAACACCAGCGATGTCATATGCCATTAGATTTGGCATTGCACGACGAACGAGGCTGATGAGAATTGGATCGAATGAATCGATACCTGTTGTGGTGCCAGCACCAGCAACTGCTGTACCGAGTTGAGTTCCTGTAATACCTTGGTAGGTTTCCTTGAGGAATCTCTCTTGATTTTCAAGAAGCATAGTTGTGCATTGCTTCTTGTATGCGTCTTTGATTTCTGGAAGTGCCTTGTGTTCAAGGATTGGCTTCCATTTGTTCTTTACTGACTCTGAAAGTAATTGACGAGTGGGGTCCATTTTTTTCTAGCTCCTTTTTAGAATTCTATTTTATATATAATTTTAATTTTTTAGACTTAACCTTCGATTGTTCTTCCGAGCACATCAGCATATAACTTGATGTTCTCATTGATGAATTTTGGTTCTTCGTTGTTATTATCTGCTTCAGTTTCTTCCATTAAAGTGTCAATTACTGCACCAACAGTTTTATTTTCTGTTGCTTTTTCAGTTTTGACTGGTGAAGACTTAGCCTTTGAGTAATTCTCAACAAGAACCTTTACTTTAGAACGGAAATCCTCTGTGCTTGAAAATTCTACATTTTCAGCCAATTTTCTGAGGTTTTCTACATCAATTGTTTTAAGATTCTTTGTTTCTTCTTCAAATGCTGCTGTTGCTTCTAATAGTGAAACTTTTTCACGGAGAGATACATTCTTTTCCATCTCTTCATTTACACGAGTTTCTAGAGTTTCAATTGCAGTTGTCATTTCATCAAAAATATTTGTCTTATCTTGTGGAACTTCAATGTAGGATTCTACAAAGAGATTCTTTAGACCTTCAATGAAGTTTTCTGCAATTTCTGTACGAAGACCATTATCTACGGCAAGTTGATTTTCTGTTACCCATTCTTCTACGACATATGATAGGTAATCATTAATTTTATTTTCTAATTCTTCTGCAATAATCATTGTTTGCTCTGCAAGTTTCTCTTCGAAGAGATTTGCCATTTGCTCTGTGATTGTTTGTAGATTTGTGTTTAGTGAAGCCTCATAGAGTGATGATGCTTTTTCAACAAATTCTTGTGATACATCAGCACCAAAGAGTGTTTTAACATCTTCTTGAACTTTTTCTTTGTTTAGTGTTGGCATTTGAACACCAGCAAAAGATGGCTTCATGTTTAAAGTTGCCTGATTTGCTTGTGCGGAAACATTTGTTGCTTGGAACTCTTGTTCACTGCCACCAACACCCGGTGCATAAACATTACCCTTACCTGATGCATCAACTGTTCCCTTTCCTGCGGAACTTGAACCAGCAGGTGGTGTTGATTTCATAGAAAGAGTTTTTGCATTTGATGTTGATGAACCTTTTGGAGTTTCATCTGCTTCTTCATTTGCTTCTTCGCCTTCTTCTTCACTTTCTTCCTCTTCTTCATTTTCTTGTTCTTCAACAAGTTCTTCTTGCTCTGGGAAGAGTTGATTCAAAATATCTTCTGCTAGTTTCTTTGGATCCATTTGTATAATCTCCTTAGTCGATCTTTGTCTGTTTTTATTTATAATTCTCTAATTTTTGACAAGAAATGTTCAAATATTTTTAATTGTGTTTCTTCTAATTCTTTTCTTGAAGCGTGGGTTATTGCTTTTTTATAATTTGATATATGAACTTCTTGCATAATTCCGTTATTCCAAACCCATTCTTTACCTTCCATAATTCCATTAACGAAAGCACCTGGGGCTGATGGGTCTGCAACAATATCCACTGCTGCAAGCATAAAGTCCTCTTGGACATGATTTACACCCTGAAATTCTCTCAAAGAACCCATACCACGACTAGAAACCCCTAATTTTGCACCTTCATCTATAAGACTACTTGCAATTTTTCCCATTGGAGTATTTGTTAAAATTTTAGCCTTTCCTTCGCAAACATTACCTTTAAATGATAAATCTTTAATTAAATGTGAAACTTTATCAAGATTTACAGTAGGACCTTCTGGATGACCTAGTTCACCAAAAGCTCTACCCTCTTTTACATAATTTTCCATGTATTTTTTTACTGCATTTTCTAAAATTGGTTGTGAATAAACTCTACCGTTACGATTTTGTTCTTCAGCAACCATGTAGGGACCAACGATAAAAAGTGACTTTTTACCGTCTTCTGTTGATTCTGTTACATATTTAACATCTTGAATTGTTTCTGTGATTAATTTCATTTATTCTTCCTCTGCTGGTTCTAACTCTTCTACTTCATCATTTGAAGAGTAGAGATTATTTGCAATTT